CAAACGTAGCTTCTTCAATCTCTGCTACAGAAGACTCGACAGCCTGTTGTAGTGCAGGGCTGATAATCCTTGAACGCTCTGAGTCCCTAGTGCGGTCTTCAGCAGACCAGATACCACGCCACAGGCGATAGTATTCGTCAAACTTCTCTGCATAATTGGCTTCAAAGTGGTCACGCCAACCGTCCAGCTTGACTTCAAGCCAAGACTCCAGCGTTTCTAGGAACATCTCTTTTTCTTTCATTTATCCACCTTAGAATAATCGTATGCTATAGCGTCTTCTTTTATCTCTTCTTCATCCATAAACTCATGATTTTTCCGCGCCATAACATTAGCAGGATGCTGATTCATATCGCTTCCTACCCAGTTATTAGGAATTCCTGATATTTTCCCTTCTTTTTCTAATTGAGGTATCTTGTCTTTCCAATAACTGTATGCCTCATCCTCGGTAAGTATTTTTCCTGTATCTGGTAGGTAACCGGGAACCATATAAATTTTATCGCCGATAGGAAGTCCAACAGCATTTACAGTGACATTTCTTCCTTGTCCGTCTTTAGCTACTTTTTTATTAGCTACCGTATTTTTATGCCAGTCGTTAACAAACTTAAAATACTTTTGCTGCTCTTCTGTTAATGAAGTATCTGCCATGTTCAATATCCTGAGACTACATCCAAGAACTCATAGTCTTCTTGTGGCATATTACCAATGCCGTAAGCTACATTTGCTAGTTGGTCGATATAAGACAAAGCGTCCACTGTATCATCGTGAACTAAGTCGTTAGGAAACTGGAAGAGTTCATCCAAGAACTTCATGTTCCACTCTCCCTTGTTCAGAGAGATTACTCCGTTCTCAAACCGACCCTGCAAAGACCACATAATCCTGTCAGTCTTTTTTCTGTTTCCGTGTGATAACTCATCTACCCGGAAGAACACCTGATACTTACGCATCAAGTCGCTTAGAGGGGACATGACAGCCTGTCTGGCAATACCCTTCTCTATCCCTACTGATACAGGTTTGTAGTCTCTCACAGCCTGTAGTATCTTCTCAGCGGTACTGTTTAAGTCCCACCTGCCTGTGATGATGTTAGCTATCCACCAACTACCATCGTCCTGAACTTTAACTACCGCAATGGCTGTTGAGTCCAGCTTAGTATTCTTTGTGCGTTTCTTGCCGACTTCTTCAAAGCCAGCCATGTCTATCGCTATGTAGTACTCACCACCGGAAGGCTCCTCTTCCTCGTAGCGTACCCACTCTTCCTTGAACATCTCAGAACCCATCGCCTCAAAGGAAGCCATGAATTCCTGCCTGAATGCGTAAGAAGACATTGAGCGTTTGGCTCTGTCTATCTCTGTTGGGTCTATCAGGTTGTTGTCGTAGCTAGTAAAGTGCCACGATTTGAAGTCTTCATCGTTGCCTAGCTCTGCGTACTTGTACAGCTCGTAGAAGTGATTGCGCCCCATCGGTGTACCAATGAACAGCGCAGAGCCTTTCTGGTCAGCTAGAGCAGGGCGCAGGATTTGTTCCCACACCTCTGGCTTCATGTCAGCGTACTCGTCCATGACCAAGAACTTCAACGACACACCACGCATAGTCTCTGGTCTGTCAGCTCCCTTCAGTGAGATAGTCGCTCCGTTGACTAGCTTTACTTGAAGGTTGTTAATGTGGCTACCTGCTATGACTGGATGTCCCAGCTCTAGTAGCGTCTGCCACATAATGTCTCTGGCTTGTCCCTGAGTGGGGGCTACATAAAAGACATGGCCTCTTTCGACTTGGAGTGCGTTGATGATTAGCATCCAAGCAGCTAGGCGAGACTTGCCTGTACGCCTTCCGGCAGCTATTACTTTGAACCTAGAGCTGTCGTTGAAGACTTCTTTCTGCCAGTCAAGCAGCTCTACTTTTAAGTCTGTCACAGTATAAGGATAAGTGTTACCACGACAGCGTAGGCAATTAGGCCGATAAAGGTGTTTCCTACAGAAAGGTTATCTGCTGTGGAGATTTTAAGACCAAGACTTTCAGAAAGTTCTTTGGCTTTAGCAATTACTTTTTCCATTGATTTACCCATAAGGAATAGTTGGAAAGTACAATCAGAGCTAATTTACCCCTAATCCTATTCACGATTGAGAGATTGTTGGGAAGTGTTAGTTAATTGTACGTCCAAATAACGGGAGTCGTTGTTCTAGTGTCTACATGGACAAAGGTGTTAGCAATACCAATACCAGTAAATCCTATAGCCAGGGCGTTCTGAACTATTTTGTACTTCTCAGCCCCGCTGTTTACTTGGATGTCAGCAGCAATGCCCTGTGCGTGAGTACCCGGAGTGTCCTTCTTGGCTTCTATTGGGTGGTCAGCAGAGCGATACCCGGAGGTAATCACAAAGGGAAAGGCACACATATACCGTAATTGATCTATCTTCTGCAAGAAAGAGTCTTTCATCTCGTTCTCACCGCTGTACTGACAGTTGAATTCGTCAATAGTAAAGAACTTTAGATCAATCATCAATGCGCTCTGCTTCCGCTTCTATAAACTCTTCAGTACCATTCTGCTCGTCTGAAGAGGAGATAGTGGTTTCACCAACACCACTTATCGTAATACTGATGGAACTCTTACCACCACCCACTTTATCCTTCTCAAAGTAAGACAGAGGTAACATTCTGTCCATCAATAGCTTCCATGCAGCAGCTTGGTTCTTATGATCGTCATCGAGTGCTGCATTGAGAATAGAGTCCATCACTTTACGTGACTTTGGTGATGCTAGGAGTCTTGCTTTGAACTCATTGATCGCAGCGGCATCACCGGGTGGTCGTCCACGTACACCTCTACTACCAACCTTCTTGCTTTCTACAAGAGCTTTTGGCGGTCTTCCACGTTTTTTCTTTGGTGTAGAACTCATTAGTTTCTCTGAGATTATCACTAAGTGCTTTTAGTGGTCTTTGAGGGAATTGTTGTATGTTAGTAGGTATGTTGGCTGTTACTTGGCTATTGCTTTGCTATTTGAATCTGGTAAATTCTGATTAGTATCTATATTATACCACACTTTTTTTAATTTGTCAAGTCTTTTTTACAAAGAGGGCTGTGGGCGGTATGTGGTTGACTGTCCTTCTCAGGACTATGCGCACTTTCCAGTCCTTTTAAGTAGGCACAGCAGAGGGCTATGCGCATATTCTGCTCTTTACTATTTCTCTTTAGTTATCAATAACGTACATTCTCCAGTTACTCTAGCAACTAGCCTCTTTTTTACTCCCAATTTCACTCTTTTTTGTATCTGGGTGGCTACAGTAACAGTAACAGCATCGCTGCCCCCTCCCCCGTCCCCTCTGCAGACCCGCGCCTGGCTGAATGAGAATCATTATCGTTTGCAGTTGCTAATGAGAATCAATTGCATTTGCTAATGAGAATCACTCTCAAGTGCTAATGAGAATCAGCAAGGGTGAGTGGCTAGGTAGTACCCCATAGAAACAATACAGCAACAATACAGCCATGGGCATATAGTAGAAGAAAGAATGCTACTGGTCAAAAAATGTACAAGATACAAGAAAGTTAAAATAAGTGTTGACAGTATATAAAGCCTTTTATACATTGCCCCCATTGGCGAAGCAAACAGACCAGCCATATACAAGTGAGAATCATTATCAATTAGAGGATTAAAAGATGTTAGACATTATCAAAAACCAGAGCGAGACATTTATACACTTCAAGTTAGAAGATGATGAAGCCTACAAGTGGAGCGTAGAACATAGTGATGCTGTTAACATGCAACTGGTCTTAAGGGCGCATGGTTATGGCTATGATTATGATTCAGCAATAGCGCAAATCATAACAGCAACAAAATTGAATAAGTAAAACTAACAAGGCGCAGGGACGCGCCATAATTTAGGAGCGACAAACAATGCACAAGAATGAAAACATAGACAGGTTGCAGGAACGTGCTGATATTGCCAATTTTATTAAAGACAATTCAAAAGCTGGCAAGGTAGCAGTTGAAATATGGGGCATTGATTGCGACATGGCAGAAATCCGATACATTCGCTGGATACCTGCGACAGTACACGCTTACCTTTCACGGTTAGAAAAGGAGCGTGAATACGCTGAAGGGCCGTGCAGTGTCACTATCCTGACGCTTAAACAAGCTGAAGATTACCAACCAGTAACAATAGACCATGCCCTAAGAGCTTTTGAGGACGGGCATGCGCACCTTGTAACCATCTAAAGTAGTAGTGACACTTACTTGTTTTTAACTGAGGAGACAATAACAATGAAAATTGAAATGACCAAAAAAGAAAAGACCTTTTTTAATGCGTATCTCGAAGCAATTGACTTCACAGAATGCGGTGACATTGATCAGCCTGAACATGGCGCAGAACTTGACAGCGATTTCCTGAGAAAGTCTGCCATTGATTGTCTGGCTTTCTATTCTAGCGTCCAGTGCTATATGTCAGACCATTTAGAAGAGCAAGCTGGGCATGATTTCTGGCTTACTAGGAACGGGCATGGTGTAGGATTTTGGGACAGGGAGGAACTTTACGGTAAATCCTCTGCTGAGACTCTTACAAAGATTGCGCAAAGATTCGGTGAAACGTACCCAGTTTTTAAAGACCACATATAGAGGAGCATAACCAATGAACACGACACACAAGCAGACAATGTACAAGACAGCATATTCGCCAATGTTTCAAGTGTATGTGTCACTGAATAACGCATGGCGGGATAGCAATGGAGCATGGATTTTTAGCTGTTCATCTAGCTACAATAAAGACGCTATGCTGGACAATCACTTGTTTAGAGAACATGAATTGACAAACTATTGTTTATAACTGAGGAGCATAACCAATGAAAAAGACAGTAAACTTCACAGATTTCCGCAATGCTTTCGAAGCAATCCGCGCCAGCAGATTTACCTATGAAGGCTTGCAGGCTTTGTTTGAATGGCTGGAAGACTACGAGAACGACACAGGAGAGGAGTTGGAGCTTGATGTTATCGGGCTTTGCTGTGATTACACAGAGTACAATAGTCTGGGCGATTTCCAAGTAGACTATGGCGACCAGTATGCTACGATGGACGACATACAAGACAAGACAACAGTGATTGAAATAGGCAATGGCGGATTCATAGTCGCTGGTTTCTAACAAGTAAAGTAGAGGAGCAATAAGCAATGAACACAATAATAGAAGTAGAAATTAAAACAGCATACGGCAACGAGCGCATTTACCCAACCAATGAAGCAGGGAGGAAACTAGCGCGGCTGGTAGGCAGTAAGACGTTCACGCGGGAAACTGTCGCGCTGGCTAAAGAGCTTGGCTTTACTTTTGAAATCAAACAGGAGGTGCTATGAAAGCGCAGTTTAAAAACAAAGAAAGAATTTGGTATGCCTTAGACTGGAACACTGGGCATCTAGCAAGGCTTGGAGATTGTGGAGATTATGATTCAGCCGAAGAAATAGCAAAAGACGCAGGAGTAGACCCTGTTTGGATTGTGTCAGATGATTATGCTGAACAATGGTTTAAAGTATTAGCTCAAGACTTGGAGGAGATATAACAAGATGAAAAACATAAAGAGCTTATTTAACCTTGCAGAAAAAACAGTATGTACTATAAATCCACCATTGGATTATGAACGATTGCAAGATTGTCTTATATCACTATCAAACGAAATCATGAGGCATGATGGTGAAACAGAGGACATATGGTATATAGGTGAATACGGCCACTGTTCACTACCTGACTTAATTGTAGGGGCTTACTGGCATTTTACTGAGTGGCATGACGGCATGACATCAAAGAGCTATGCGGCCTTATGCGCATTGGGTGAAGTATTTAATCCCGGTATGACGAGTATCGAGTCAGAACGTGAGGACGGGAGCCAAAGTGCTGAGGTATATGATTTACTGAATGATATGGCGAAGAAAGTAGAGGAGCAATAACAATGAAAACACTGCCAACGACAAGATGCAGGAAATGTGAGATAAAAAATCCATGGGTGTATGTCGCGCCTGTAACAGTACCAGACAAGAAAGGAGAGTATTCAGTAGTCTGCTTTGATTGTGCAAATCAATTGCGATGGCTGGATAATAACGGAAATATCAAAAAAGACATAAACATATAACAGAGGAGCATAACCAATGGAACAAGTATCTATTACATTATATCAATACAGTGAATTATCAGAAACGGCAAAGGAAAATGCTTTGTATTCTATCAAGAATGGGTATGACTGGATGGATGAAAACATAGACAGCTTGCAATCATTCTGCGATCATTTCGATTTAAAGTTAGCAGATTATAGTGTAGGGGATTCAGCTTGTCGCGGTAATAACGTGAAAGTATATCCGCTGAATGCTACTGTATCGGAGCTGTCTGGTGCTGAATTACGAGACTATTTATACGAATCAGGATTACTTTCTAATGGTCTACTGGATGGTGACTGCCCGTTTACTGGCTATTGCATGGATGAGGATTGTCTGGATGAGATACGCGCCTTTGTAAAAAATCCTGATGAAAGGAATTTCGAGGAATTAATGCAAGATTGTGCGGAGAGGTGGCTGTTAGCTGTAATAGCTGAATGTGACTATCAAAACAGTGAGGAATATATGCAGGAAATGGCAGACGCCAATGGATGGTTATTCAAAGAAAACGGCAAACTGTGGATTTAAAACAAAGAGGAGCATAACCAATGAACACAGTAATCGAAGTAGAAATCAAAACAGCCTATGGCAATGAACGCATCTATCCTGTAAACGAAGCAGGGCTCAAACTGGCAAGGCTGGTGGGTAGCAAGACTTTTACGCGGGAGACTGTCACGCTGGCTAAAGAGCTGGGCTTTACATTCGAAGTTAAACAGGAGGTGCTGTAATGGAAATCACAGAGCCACAAGTGAGACTCATCCTTAATCGCTGGGACGGTGAGACTGGGGAACGACTGTTCAGGCTGTTCCTTGAGAGATACACAGTACCGTATACCACGGCCCAGGTGTTTGACTTTTTAGGAATATCGGAGGCACTAAAATGAAAAACTTTACGCGAGATTTAATCGTATTCTGCCTACCAGCCACAGTGTGCATCGTACTGTATGCCTACGCGCTCGTGGAGATGGTATCTTTTTGATTGACTTTGTACCACATGATGTGTAACGTGGACATTCCACAGACAAAAGGAGGAAAAGACTAATGCATTGCCCTTATTGTGATGCCAGATATGCCGAGGATAGAGACCCGTATGCAACAGGCGATCACTGGTTTGTACTGTATGAGCCACAGTGCGACTGTGAGCTACGCCTTGAAAGAAAACAGGACAGCCTGGCAACACTGAAACAAGCTGTGCTGGAAAACCATAACCAATACATAAAAACCCTAGAGGAGAAAAAAAGTAATGAAGATTAGCGAGATGGAGAAGTGCGGACGCTACCCCAATTTAATTGAAATTATCTTTCATATTAAAGACTGGGAGCCTTTTGAAATCGGTAATGAAATAGACAAAGAAAACGTATCGAAATTAATACAGCACATAAGCGAATTTATATCTCACTCGGAAAAAAGTATTAGAGAATATGAATACGCCTCTCTTGAATGGACGGATATGTGGGAGATGTCGTGTAGGTGGTGGGCAAAGAATATTCGTGGCCTCCGAGAATTAAATAATTACTGTAAAGAAGAGGGTATCTGGAGGAAAAGAATGATAAGTAACCCGCATATAGAGGAGTATTTAGAAGTAAAATTTCAGGAAGGACTTGAAAAAGGAAAGACTGACGAAGAGGCTGAAGAATACGCATGGGATGTGCTTGAGAATTATCATGGGAGAGTATTATGCGAATAGTCATTGATCCAAACGAGCAACCCAAACCCTTGCGGATTAAGTCGCCCTGCATAGGCTACTGCTCGGCAACGACTCTGGGTGATGCAGTCTGCATAGGCTGTTACCGTGACGCAGAGGACGTAATAAACTGGAACAGGTACAGTGAACACGAGAAAGTGGAAGCCCTAATCAGGAGCTATCACAACTTCAAAGCAAAAGGAAAAGAGTGATGCAGTGTCCTAATTGTGGTGAGCCGAAGACCTACGTCACAGACTCCAGAAGCTCGAAGAAAATGCGCGGAGCTGACAGGAGAGCGCGAGTATGTCATGAGTGTGAGTACAAGTTTTACACATACGAGATGCTCAGAGGTGAGGTAGATGCTATGGCAGAAGTCCACAAAGTATTAAAAACATTGATAAATCAAGCAGTTAAAGAGGAGTGAAGATGAAAACGAAAGAGATGAAAGCAGACTGGGAGCTTGAGTGGTCAGGCTATGGCTTTGTGTTTACCGACATGACATACGCGGAAGTGTGCGAGCAGATGGACGGGCTGGTTGACATGGCACAATGCAGAGTAATCCGCACACAGCCCTTGCAAGCTCTCCAACCCCTGTCTCCCCTGCAAGTGGACTCAGAGTCTCTGGTATGCCCTCTGAGGCCTTTGAAGAAGGGGGTATAGGGTGGTATTACGAACGAAAGAAGAAGCCGTCAGCGCCCTCAGAGAGGCTCTCAGGACTACTGGTGAGCCACACTGTCTGGTTTATACGGGACATGGAGTGATTGAACTGAGGAAAGGCTTGGAGTGCTACGGCTATGAGTTGCTACTAAATAGTAACTTTATAGTTTACTCTGAGAACTCAGAGACAACATACAACAGCCAACCCTCTAATGTTTCTACTATGTAGTAAGAGGGTAGCATGTAAAATGGAGGTAGTCAAATGATAGAACGACTCTATGAAACACCAATGAGTGAGTACGTGGTACGTCTGAGCCAGGCTTGTGCTGATGTACGCAATGGGTTGTGTACCATCGACAAAGCTGTGGACTTGTACAAAGTGTCTGGTGTAGACTTGCGCCAGCTCTACTTGGAGCAAGCGGAGTGGCACAGGTATGTCCGGCAGGACTACTCAGCACAGCCCACGCTGAAACAAATTGAGGAGGAC